GGGAATTTGCCTGTGTCAGCGTAAGCCAGAGGGCCGACTTCCAGCACATAACCGCAGGTCGTGGTCAATTGCTCACGCTGAATGGTCTGGTCAGACAGGACGATGCCACCTTTGGTCTTGTTTGCGCCGCGGTACGGCAAAATCACAACGCGCCAGCCGGTGGGCTTCGGAATGCGATTTAAAACGGACTCGTTCAGGTCTTCAACCTTGAGTTCCCCGTCTTTTGTGTATGCGTCGGAGAGTTCGGGCTGCTTTGCTGCAGCCTCCTCTTCCCAACGCTTCTCCAGAGCTGTTTTCTCCATCGTCGAGCCTCTTAGTCTTCAGGGTTTTTCTTTAAAAGATCCAAAATCAGATCTTCCACGAATTTGTAGCCCTCAAGACGGCCCATCAGCTGCCCATACTGCTCCATGCTCTTGACACGGTTACTCAAGACGAGTTCCTCCGTGTCTCGACGCAGTTTGCGGAGTTCTTTGAGCAGACTTTCTGAGAATTGAAGCATTGATATTCCAATGAAGCGGACAGTACGGGCCCTGTCCGAAGGCTACACCCTCATTATGCACAGATTTACGCGATCTTTGTCTTCTTCATAGCATCTTTGCGAAGAACAAAGTATGGTTTGTTGACCTGAACGCTAGGAACTGTCTTTTTCTTTCCAACTTTGATTGGTTTCTCAGTTGTTTTCATGGATTTACTGGAAGTTGCCATTTGAAGCTTTCGGTTGATTAAGTTTTAAAAGGGCGATTTGATCGCGGGTGGAAGCAATACTCTGCTGCGCCGCCAGTTTGGCCTGATCGTTGGCCACATCGTTCTGTTCGCGCTGCTGATCCAATTGCAGAGAAGCCTGATCCGTGGCTGCCTTGGCCTGATCCCGCTGTGCGGACTGCGCCAGCTCTTGCTTCTTGAGTTCCACGATTGGATCGGGCTGCTCCTTGCCTGCGCCGGACAGCTCTTCCTGCATTGCCTTGACTTCTTGAAAGAACTCAGCGACTTTGAGGGCCACTGCGGCCTCACGTTGCAGGGAAGACACCATGCGGTCAGGGTCAGTGCCGTATTGACGGAACAAATCAGCCTCAACAGTCTCTTCGGCCTTCAAACGGATGTGGTCGAAGATGTGTTTTTGCAGAGACATGGCCACTTGCGGCATGGAAGCCACCAGCGGCGATAAGCCGAACAGGATGTGCGTCATCGTATGGGCATCGTGCTGCTGACCAGCAAATGCCTTGAGCGGCGAGCCGTCCAGCGCCTGCGAGTTCTCGCTGGCTGGATCCTTTGGCTTGTCAATGTTCTGGCTGTTCAGGATGGAATCAATATCCCGCACCCCAATCGCTTCGTACATGCGTCGGTAGGACTCATACATGTTGTGCATCTGCGGAGCGCTCTGAGCCAGCTGCAGCTGCGTCTGCGCCATGGTAATGCGCTGGGCTACCGAGAAGATGTTGGGGTCCGAGACAGGCAACACATCGATGCGGGCATCAAAGTCTGCTGCCTTGATCGAGCGCGACTCACCCGGCACATCGTACGGATAGTCATCCGGCAAGTACTCAGCAAAACCCTTGGCCAGCAGCTTGAACTCCAAGCCCTGCGAATAGTGCAAGCGCTTATGGATCGCGGACATGACCGCAGATCCTTTTTCCAACAGTGCAATCGTGGTGCCCACAGCAGCGTTTTGGTTGCTGTCGCCCACCTGCATGTCCGTAATCGAGGCCATACGCCGGCCAGCATCCACGCACGCGCCCAGAAGCGCGAACAAGGTCTGGCTTGGCTCCTTGTACGGCAGGGGCAACAGGGATCCGGAAATCTCAGCGCCGCCCACATCAATATCGCGCCACTCACCCGGCTGGATCGACACGTCGTCGTTCATGATCCGAGCGCCTTTAGCCTTGAAACCTGCGGGCAGGTTAGCCAAGGTGCCGGCATCGACCAGTTGTCGCAGTGCAGCAGAAGCAGTCTTTGTCAGGCCGCCAACAAGGTGCAGGAAACCAAGACCGTACGCGCCCATGCCTTGGACCAGCAGGTAGTGGATGTAGTATTCGCAGCGCTTTTTCTGCTCGTCGCCCGACTTCCAGTTGCGGCGAACGCCGACAACCTTGCTGGAGACTTCATCCAAAGTGATGATGTACGGCAGCTTGATACCGGTGGGCTCGCCACTGTCATCGGTGTCCTCGAAGCCCGTCAAATCGTAATCGATCTGGAACTCGAGCAGCGAGATCTCGTCTTCTTCACCACTTGGTGTGATGCCGACAACCTTGTCCCGCGCTTCTTGGATCTGGCTTGTAGTGGTGTCGCGCTCGGACTCTGCAATGTCCAGATAACGGCCAGCGTAAACGGACTTGCGGTACGCATTCATCGACATCGGAATGCGGTGCGTGATGCGCTCGCACTTGGTCATGACCGACGAGCCATTGTACGGAATGTACAGGTTGTCAGGCAGCACCAAGGCGCTGGTCATACGGCCAAGGTTTTCGTCGAAGTAGACCTTCTTGAATGCCGAGCCGCCGTAGCCAACATAGAACAGCAACTGGTCAAAGTCAGGGGTGTACTCCTCCATGACGCCAGTGATCTGGTAGTTCATGAAGTCCTTGACCCGCGTAGCTTGCATCAGGCGCTCTCGCGTCTCCTTGCCCAGCACCTGAGTGCGGACAGGGCCACCGGACGGCATCAATTCCTTGAGCGCTTGCGACTGGAACTGGATGATGCTTTCTGACAGCAGAGGATGCTGCACGCCGCACGCGCCCTTGAACGGACGGGTGCGCTCTTCCAGCGAAAAGCCCAGAAGTTCCATGCCCTTGCTGTACTGGTCTTCCCAGTCCTTGCGAGATGACTTGTCCGCCTCGAACAAGATCATCAGAGTATCGGAGATCTCACTCAGGATGCTGTCATCAAGGACCTCGGCCAAGTTGGCGTCGTAGGGCACATCATCTGCTTCTTCATCACCAAAGCTGACGATGACGCCCCCTTCAGGATCGATCTCGATCTCAACGTCTTCTGACATTGGCGACTCAACTTCAATGTCAATCTCGCCTTCGGGAAGATCGTCTGCGGTGGTGGCTCGTTCTATTGGCATGTAAGGTCCTTATTGGCGGAGTTTCCAGTCGGAAAATTCTTTCGCCCAGTTCACGGGAATTGACTCATCAAGAGGTTCCCCGCCGGCAGTTTTAGAGTAGTTTTCACTGGGGATCTTGATGATATCTGGGCGCTTGTCAATAAACTGGAAAATTTGTTCTTTTTGAGCCGCAGGAAAAGAGTTGTACGGGCCCTTGATTTGTTTAAGAACCAAATCGCCGTTCTCAAGCTTCTCACCTTCTATTGTGACCTGTGGCAAGTCCTTTTGTCCACGGAAAGAAAAAAGCTGTGCTCTTCCTTCTTCCAGACCTTTTCGCCCGCCCACCCCATAAGACTCGCCCGGGCGGTAGTAGCCAGCAATGGAATGCTTCATCAAAGCGCCTTCAACGGCTGCTGCCTTAGGGTCTGTCAACTGGACCCATTGCCCGCCTTCAGCTTTCATGACCGGCTTGGTCCCCATGGAAAGCATTTCTTTTGGATACGAGCGGCCGGCCTTTATCTGATCAAGTGCAAAATCAAAGTCTTTCCTCAATTTCATGACCGCAGAAGCCTCTGCAACAGCATCCGGGAAGCTCATGTTCTTGAGCTTGTCCGCTGGGATCTCTGCAATGCCCTCCATCAAGTTGCGCGGCTCAAGGAACTGCAATGATGGGCCATAAGCCGACTCGATGTCGTATATCGGCTGGCCTTGGGCCATGGCCCTTTTAACAGTTTCCGATTCCGTACCTGCCTCCAACTGTGCCCCAAGGGACTGACGAGCAGGGGACTGATAGCTTTTTTGGAGAGCTTCCGGAGAAAACTGGTCTATGTATAGATTCTGGAAAGACTCTGGAAGACCTTCCTGCGTCAGCTTCTCGGCCTCTTTGCCTTTGGTCGCAAGAACTTCACCAAAGCTTTTTTCTCCCCGAACAGGAAGAATACCCGTCACCCGTGTGCGCTGATCGTATGCCGCTTCCAGATGCTTACGGGCCATTGGGTCGCCCTCACTGGCTGCTTTTCGCATGTAATCAGGGATGTCTTCCTCTATGCCGCCGTATAGTTTGACCTTGCCCTCGGAAACCATTTTCCTGATTGGATCTTCCGCCGTACCAAACTGCGTACTGAAGTACTTGCGAGCCTTTTTCCCCAACAAATCCGTTACCGCAGACTGCTTTTCAGGATCCATGGTGCTTCGACCTGCAGCTTCCTTGTATTTCTCCAAGAAATTGTCCAGCGTTGACTCGCCTTCTGGCATGAACGTGCCAGCCTTTGGCCGGACAGCGTACATCGGCTGGGCAGCAGGGAACAGTCGCTCCAGAGCACCTTTGGCTTGCTCGGATTTAGCCAGTGCAGCAGCCGGTACGCGCAATGCAGCAGCCATTGGCGCAATACCCAGCGCAGTTCCTGTATAAAAACCAGCTTCACCGGCCGATTTGATACCGGCAGCCTGTGGATGCATGGCTGAAAAGCCCTGCTCATCCGGAGCTTGACCCAGCAGACCAGACACAGCTGCATAGGTCCGTGGATCAGGCAGCGTGTTGACATCGCGCAAGCTGGCAAGCTGGCGAGCAGCAGCACCTTGACGCTGAATATT